ATTTCCTGTTCAAATGATTCCCTTGTTAATTCACTCATTTTAGAAATAGACTTCCATCCATTTCTTCTTAAATCGGAATAATCAAGTTCAGTTTCAGCTTGTAAAGCAAATTTAACAGGAGTGAATAATGTAGGGTCAACATATGACTTAGGTACATTACCACCTCTTACAGCATCATATACTTTGATAGTATTTTTAGGTAATCCAGTATAAGACTCTTCATCAAATTCACCAATTGTACCCATAGCAAACATATCATTTAATATAGAAGTATCTGGATTAAATACTAATGGCTCAACTGTCTTTTTAATAAGTTCAGAAACAATAGTGGTATTGTCACTTGATTTACCTGAATTACCCACTTCTCTTGCAAAGTTGTCAAGTATATCAATTGCTTCTTTGTCCTCTGTTTCTAATTTTCCAAATTTAGCTCTTTCAGATAATTCTAAAAGATTTTTTTCTTGAACTGCACTTGCAACTTCTGTATTATATAACTTACTCATAATAATCAATTCCTCCTTTAATAATTTATTTTTAATTACGCAATTGTTTTAGGTTCTACTATCTCAAACATGAATAAAGTATGACCGCAATCATCATAAGTACCAACATATCTATAAGGAGTTACATTGGTAGACACTGCTTTAACTAATTTACCAATATTTGCATCTGTACCTCCATATAAATAATCTCCTGCGGACAAATCAGTTGCAATTACCTGATCTGTTGCCCATGTACCAGATACCAATTTCTTTAATACTGCATATGTATTGGCTTTAACTGTATCCATAGAACTATCATATTGAGATACTTCAACGTCTGACAAGTGTCCAGTAGGTTGACTATCAAAGTCCAAAAAATAAGTTTCAACAGCAACGGCATCAGCCTTATTAGCTACTTTGTTAGTGTAATCTTTAACAAGAAGTGTACCCCTATTCATATCAGTATTTCCTAATTTGTAAATCTCAGATGTTGACACACCGTTTATAATGTTTTTAAGCATAATAATATTCCTCCTTTAATTATTTATTTTTGTTTTTAAATATCATCATTTTTACGATATCTGTTGCACTTAAAATTCCATCATCTTCACCATTGTTTAAATCAGTCTTTGTCTGTGAAGTTTTCGTTTTAACTTCTGATGTTTCTAAATTTTCTTCTTTTTCTTGCTTGGTAGCTTTAAACTTTTCAATTGCTTTTCTTCCTTTAATAATTTCAATCTTCTCTTGACTTGATTCAAAATTATCTAAAGTTAATTCAGAAAAAATTATACTTAACTGTTCATTAGATTCCAATTCAGAACTTTCAATTAAATTATCTTCTAGTGCAATTTTCTTCAACTCTTCCTTCTTTTCTGATAATTCTCTTTCTTTTTCAGCTTGTTCTAATTCTACAACTTTTTCCTTAAATGGAGTAAGTTCAGAAATTTGAGTTTTTAATACTTCTTTTTCTTTAGTTAATTCTGCAACAGCCTTTCCAGCCTCACTAAATTCCTTCTCAGTTGAAGCAAGTTTTTCTTGCAATTCTGATATTTGAGTTTCATAATCAGCTTTTGGAATAAACATCATTTTAACTTCTTTTTGAGAATTAATACTTACTGTTTCATCACTATTGACTGTATAAGAGAATTCAATATAATTGTCTTCACTTTCTCTATCCCATTCATAAACCACAGCCCTATATTCATAAGGATATAATCTTGCAACATAATACCACTTATTATTATCAGTGCTATTTATCGCCTTACGAACTTTTGTATAAAGATCGTTATCAGTCATTGACGAATTCTCAATTTTTACTTCATTTTCTTTCATAACTTCAGTACCTCCTTTATTGATATTTATATCATTAATAGATTCATCATCTATTTGCGATATCTCATTAAATAAATCCTCTGTAAATGCCATTGCAAGTTGAATTTCTTCATTTTCTTCTGATAATTCAATTAATCCTGCATCTTTGTAAGCTGAGTTTACAAATTCACCTAAAACACAATTACCGAGCCAAACAATATCTTTTAACCATTTAATATTATCTTCTTCATAGCTATCGGCATATGAAATTTCCCAACTTGTTTTAATTTTTTTCTTTAAATCTAATATTCTATTTAATGCAGAAATAGCTTTGTCATAACGTTTCCATATTTTAGCAATAGCAACTATACATTTTTTATTTTCTCCATTTAATTCAACCTCTTCTATTGAAACCGATGTATGAAAACCTATTGGTGAAGTGTCAAACTCATGTTTCTTTATCTTATTTCCATTTTCATCTGTTTCATATTTTACTTTCATATTATGACCAGTAAAATCATACTCACCTTTAGAGTTCTTAATAACCTTGCAGACTACAGGTTGATTTTCTAATCCTTTTTTCTCTGCTTCAGTCAAATCAGATTCTTTCAATCCAACGCCATTTGCATTGCCAATATCAAGAGGGCATATTAAAAATTTTGCATCAAAACTTGTTTGATCACTACCTTCTGAGAGTTCAATTAAACTGCCTACTAATTTTAATTTATTCACTCATTCACCACCTTTTACAAACGAAAATAGAATTTAGTAACAATCATCCAAATTCTATCCCATACTTATTCAATATCTCATTTTGCTCTAACTCAGAAACTTCTATGTTGTTAATTAATACTGATACAATATTGAAATCGCCATCTATAACAACTTTAATTTCTTCTTCACAACAAGGACATTGGAAAACTAATTCTTTCATGTTATCAACTCACTTCTCTATGTTCTTACTTCTTTGTTATAATCGTTATCATATTCTTGTCTATCTTTATCTTTTGAATCGGGAGGACGACCCGTATCATTACTGTCTGGATTACTAGTATAGCTAGTCAAGTGTGGCATAAATACTTCGTCATAACCATTTTCTTTTTCATATTTTCTACGTCTAAATTCATCGTCAGCGTTTAATCCTAGAATTTTATAAACTGTATCATATGAACATGATAGTTTATTAAACAATACTTCAGCTAATTGTAATCTAATTTCATTTGAAAGCTGTTCAGAATCGATTACTTTAATAGAAGGAAGATATTTTAAATCTATGCCATGATCAATTAATAATCCTGCATACCATTTCTGAAGTATTTTTTCTAATTGACTACTAATCCGATTTATCATTTTTAATAATTCCTTAATAGAGATATCTGCTAATCCGTAACTCCCCTTATCCACACTCAAATATGAAATCCCAACTGCTGCCATTATTTCGTTTTTATAATGATTTTTAACTTGCACATTTGTTTGTTCCATTTTAGGTTCAACATATTCAACTTTTTCCGTCCAAGGAAGCCCAGTAAATACACTGACACCATTAGCATTTAAGGCAGACATTAGATCACTATGAGCTTTCGCCTGTGCTGAATGCCATGTAATATTAGGTATATCTTTAGCTTGTGTTATTAACTCTTTATGTAATTTTTGAAAAATAATTTTCTTACCACGAACTAAAGTATTTTTATCATCAGATAATTCAATATTTTCAAGTCGAATGACAGGTTTTAGTGCTTTGAAAATTGGACTTAGACCATACTTTCTTTTGAAGTTATTAATCCTAATAACTCCAGAATTTTTTATATCAAGAATCGCATATTGTTCTTTATCTTTATACGCATTATAAACCTCAGATGGATATGTGGCTTTAATTTCCTCATCAATGTCATTATAGAATAAAGGTTGATTTTTTCTATTCTTTTTATATATTTTTCTTAATCTACTCTCCAATTCTTTGATATTTATAAGAACATATGGTTCTCCACCTTCGTTATAATCAGCAATTTCCGCAATTCCTAATGGAAAATAATCAACTTGATAAATTAAGTTTTTTGTGTCCTTGCGAAGATATATAATATAATTACCATCTGAATAAGTCATTGGAATGGAATTAACTATTAATTTATCTATATCTATTTTTTTATTAAAATCTTGAATTATATTTTTTACTTCTTCTACAACTTCTTCATCTTCATCTTCATATTTAGGAAAAGTTAAAAACCATTCAGGATTTACATTGGTTTCTATTGACTCGTACACCTTTCCCAATATATCATTTTTATTAATAAAAAACCGAACAATATTATTAATTCTTAATATGCTGTTTAAATTAGATTGTGCATTTAATGCTAGGCTTTCTATGTCTGCAATAGTGAAATTTACACTTGTACTTTGCTCATTAAAATATGTTGATCGAAAATTTGAAGTTGTATTGTAGTTGTACATCGCATTTTCAAGTGATTCCATAGCTTCTTTTTGATGTTTTTGTGAGGTAATTAAAATAGTATCTTCATCTATTTTTGTAATGATATCTTTGTCAGCTTGATTAATTTCATCGGCTTTATTAGTTAAGTTTTTAGACAATTAATTCACCTACCTTTGTAATGGACTTTTAATTGTGTTATTGGATAATAAGTTATATTAATTTGTTGCACATAATTTATTTTTAATTTATTTATAACGTAATGTTTAATGACGATACACATGATTTGAGTTGGGTGAGGTCTGTTTCTTCTTGTGGTCTTAATAAATCTTTTTCTAATATAGATATAAAATAGTTCCCATAACTGCAACTGCTATACCTATCTTTCATAGCACCTCTTTCTTCTTCCAATCTTATATTTCCATTTAAAACTGTAAATGTTAGATTTATAGATTCATTGATCATTAATTCAAATTGCATATATGGATCGATGAATTTTAACTTATATGACAAATCATCTGTCTCTCTAAACTGTTTATCTATTTTATTAATATATTCTTCTCCATCTATTGCATCAACAGGTATTGATATCATTTTACTTTGTAATTTATCTCTAAAGTCGACAGCAATTTTGCTGTTTAAAGATAAATTACCACGTATTGGATATATTATTGGTTTAGACACAGAAGCTAATGTCTTTTCCTTTAATTCTTCTATTAACGATTTGTCTAAGCTTTTATGTTCCATTACACTATAAGCTTCATATTCAATACCCATTTCTTCGTCCTTTGTTATAACCGCTAATCTTTCAAATATTGCAATACCTGCTTGCTGAAGGTCAAGTACTATATAATCTGCTTCAAACTGATTATATATTTGTTTTATTCTTAATGCTTGTTTACCAGTATGTTCGCCCTGATGACTTTCCATATAAACATACTCTCTCTCATAGCCCTTAGCTGTTGGTAAAGCTCTAATACAAGTCATTATAGTATTATCATTGGCTTCACCTTTTCTTGTCGCTATATCAACAGAAACAATTCTTATTTCACCATCTGCCCTTTTTATTTTATGTGGATTTTTATTATTTTTAAAATTGTCAACATCATAATTACTTAATGGGTAAAATAATTTTTTAATATTTCTATTTTTTGTAAACAATTCTAATTTAAAATAGGCATCCCCATTTTCTCCAAAAGGAATATTTTCATATTCTTGTTGAAATGATATATTGTCCATTTTTTGTTTATCTTTAGCAATTAATTTTTTAGTTTTTATACCATGCCTAATTGCTACTGGATAATCAAAATAAATAACTCCTGCTTTTTCTCCATTAAGCATTAGTTTTATATTTTCTTCCATTTCACCATACCACCACAAGGTTTTATAATATGCAGATGTTATGAGTATTTCTTTTGGTTCTTCAATAAGGTGTGAGTATTTGGGAATTTTTGTATATGGTGTTTGTCTTGCAATTGCAAAAGGTCTTACAATTTCATCATATTTGACTTTGTCCATGATACGAAATTCTTCTCCGATTGTAAAACATGATCTTTCACCACGACCTCCATCGTCACATATTACCGCAACAATTTTAGAAGCATTATAGAAATTACATATTCGGTCATTTTGAGAATTCTTAAAATAACTAATTTCTCTATTTAAATTTGGCGAATCTTTTCTTAAAGCGTCTATTTTACCAAATATTATACCAGCTTGTTTTTTAGTTTTTGCAACAATTACAATCTCACTATTTGGGAAAAGTACTGCTCTAGCACATGCTAAAAGAGCAATTAACCAAGACTTTGCACTTGCTCTTGAAGCTATTGTTACAAAGCTATCGCAAATTGACATAAAGTATATCCATATAATTTGATATAAATGGAGCTTAATTTGAAAATAATGCTCGATGAACCTATGAATATTTCGTCTGTAAAACGTAACCCAGTCTATTATATTACTTTCCCATAATTCGTCTCTTGTTTTAGAAATCATTTGTTTTGGTTGTATGGATGGATTTGAAGACCTTGCATTTCTATGAAAATCTCCTTGATAATTTTTAATACTACTCATCTTTTAAATCTTCCTTATTCTCTTTAAAAGATAAATCTTCTCCATTAATAATAAAATCTTTAACTCCTGTAAAGAAATTTTTAATAGGTCTGACTATATAATTTTTTATATAAGGGATAAATCCATCCATGTCTTTATATTTTTCTTGTTCCTCCCACCATTCAGCAGGTTTATACTGTTCTATATCTTTAATCCATACACCAAATCTATCAACGCTTTGCCCACTACTAATAGCATTGGCTTTAGCAGGATCAACACTTGCTGTTTTCATCAATTCTTGTAATTCTTTTTGTTCTTTGCTTACATTGCCACCAATTTCTCTTTGTTTTCTTATTTCTAATATTTTCATGCATATTTCTTTTAATAAAATGAGTTCTGCTCGATTATCACATTTGTGTGTTTGTTTCCATCCAGCCAATTCAGTTTCTAAAAATAAATAGTCTTTTGTATCAAGTCCATAGCCCCAAAATATTTTTAATTCTTCGTCAAAATCACCATTATTTAATGTAAAGTCTTCTATATCGTCTAATTTATTTTCGATTCGTTCTCCATTATCAAAACACGTACCATAACCATTTGCTCCACCCAAACTATTTAACTCTTTGAAATATGATTGGTACAATAGCCATCCTGTTTTCTCTGAATGTGCTTTGGCACCATTAAAAGCACTTGTAGTAAACGGCATATCAAATCTTTCGCATAATTTATACATAGCCATTTGTTCAGACTCATATTTTGTTACGTATTCACCAAACAGAATACCCAAACAATCCTTGCACACTGGTAAAACTCCAATACCACTAAATATCCTGCTTGAACTAATGTAATAATTCTTTTTATTTTGTAATCCGTTAGTCCTTTTACAATTATCATGTATTTGACAAGCACAAACTATTTTATCTATATCAGTATTTATCTTTTTTTTAACTGCCATTTTCTCACCTGCCTAATTATTTTTAAACTTAATCACACAAAAATAAGCACCACTAAACGTGATGCTCACTATCTGTCATTAAAACCAATCTTTTTTTTATTTATTAATTTTTACTCCATACTTTCCTGCAAATCTTCAATCATACCTAACTTAGCACTATTCATTCCATCCATAAAAGCAATTCTATACAACTCAATTAATTTTTCTTTAATGCAGTGCGGACACATCAAATTTTCTAAGTCCTCAACAAAACAATCTATCATTTCTTCTGTTTCACAATATTCTTCTTCA